AAGGAAGTGAATTGTGGTGCCGGCGCGGCCGGCTGTCAAGGGGTAGTTGCTAACTCACTTTTGCTCCCTTCTCGTACCATATCCAGCAGCAGGCCTTGGAGGGACTGCTTGTCCTGGAGACGCTTGTAGACACGCCGCTCGACGTCGGTGCCGGCGATGTGGGCGATGACCGTGGTGCGCTTCTGGCCGGGCCGGCGGACCCGGGCGCAGGCTTGCTCGTAGACCTCGTTGCTGTGCACTGGGGCGTACCACACGATGGTGGTGGCTGCCGTCAGGGTCAGGCCGTGGCTCATGGTCGCCGCGTTGGCCACCAGCACCCGTGGGTCTGGCTGGCTCTGGAAGGCGCCGAAGATGCGGTCGCGCTCGGTCTTACTGGTCTCGCCGTGCACTACCTCGACGCTCCAGTCGGCCCTCAACGCCTGGGCTACAGACTCCAACGCAGCAGTCAGGGGGACGAACACGATCACCTTGCCGGTGGACTCTTCGATCAGCTCCTTGAGCACCTCCAGTCTCGGACCGGAGGGAAGTACGACCTCGGTGCCATCGGTCCCGTAGGCCACGCCACAGGCGATCTGGATGAGCTTGTTGGCCTTGACCGCCTCGTTGACCGCCAGGATCTGCCCGCCCGCATACTCGGTCGCCAGCTTGGCCAGCATGTCCTTGTAGGCTTTGGCCTGCTCCTTGGTCATCGGCGCCTCGCGGGTCACCACAGTCTGCTCGGGCAGGTCCACGCAGTCCTCCAGGGCGAAGCGGATTGCCGGCTGCATCATGGCGTGCACCGTGTCCGTCGCGTCCTGCCGGGCCACCCACTTGAAGGGGGTCAACTGCTTCATGACCCGGTCGCGGAACTTGCCGAAATACTTCGGGACCTCGGGGTTGTCCGGGGTCACCAGCCGGCACTGCGCCCAGGCGTCCGTCGGTGCGTTCGGAGTGGGCGAGCCCGTCATCCCCCACACTCTGCGGTTGTGCTGCTTGTTGCACACCGTGTTCAGTGTCTTCCATCGCTCGGTTCCTGAGTTGCGGGCCAGCGCCAGCTCGTCGACGACCACCAAGTCGATGTCATCTCGCTTGGCCAGCTCGTCGCGGATGGTAGTCAGCCCGTCGATGTTGATGATGTAGACGTGCACGTCCTGCGCCAGCAGCTTGATGCGCTTATCGCGGGTGCCGTGCAGCACCGCGCAGTCCAGGTGCGGGAAGGTGAAGAACACCGAGTCCGCCCAGGTGCGCTCCATCGTGGACAGCGGGCACACGACGATCATCTTCCTGACCTGCTTGGTACGCCGCAGGTAGTCGTAGGCCCACAGGGCCGAGTTCGTCTTGCCCGTGCCCATGCCGTTGAGGCAGTAGGCCCGCGAGTGCATGGCCAGGAAGTTGGCCGTGGTACGTTGGGCTGCGAACGGGTCGTGCGCCCCGTTGACCTTGGGCCAGTCGTAGTGGATGGGCATCGGGTCGGGGACCTCGAAGCCCAGGTTGCGCAGCACCCGGGTCTCGTCGGGGCGGTGCGGCACCGCCACCATGCGGGCGTTGACCTTGATGGCCGTCGGGATGACGGTCGTTACTCGTTCAGGGTTGCGCAGCTTAAGTACGACTGCTTTCTTGCGCTTGTGGATAAGCATTGTGGGTCAATCAGTGAGCTTGATGGCGGTGAACATCGCGGTCAGTTCCTTGTCGGTGGGCTTGGGCTCCTCGGTGACGTAGTGGCCGGTGTTGCCGGACTGTGTCTTCCACACCCAGATGAACTTGTCTTCGTGGACGTTGTACCCTCGCTTGAGGGCGGCCAAGTGGTTGCACCCCAGGTGGCGCAGTTCTTTGACCAGGGTGTGGTCGTAGCGCCGCTCGAACGCCTCACTTATCTGGGTTGTAAGAGCCACTGCCCTTCCTCCATCCACGGTTCTTGGCCCGCGACTCCACAGCCACGTTGCCTTTCGCGTTGGTGCCGCCGTTCTCCAGGCTCACCTTGTGAGCCACATCCTTGCCGTCACCGACCTTGGCCCGGCCGTCCTTGATGGCCTCGCGCCGTGCGGCGTTGTTCTTCACGCGCTTGGCGACTTCCTCCGGTCGGGCGTTGTACGCCTTCTGGTACTCCAGCTTACGCGCAGTTGACTTGGTCATGATGTTCTCCTTCAAACACGGGAACAAGTTGAGAAACGTCGTCCACCACTACGGCAACCCCGCCATGCTGGTGGATCTGCATGATGACTCGGTCCTGGTTAGCGGTTGTCTCCCTCCGCTTCCCAGGGGCCTTGGTTTCGATGGCGAGGAACCTACCCCGCCAGCAGCACACGAAATCGGGGATGCCCACCACGCCCATGCCGTTCTGCACAGGCTGGTAGTACCAGACCCCCTTGTCCTTGAGGAACTTCCTCACCGCTTCCTTGACTCGTCCCTCTGGGGTGGGCATGGGTCAGTTCCTTCCTGCTCTTTGATGTAGACATCTAGCCGTTGGGCCAGCTCGGTTTCAAGCGTCGTGGCGCTCTTCTTGTTGAGGACTACATGCACCAATTCCGTGCTGGTCAACCACGAATACTCCGTACGCACCACTTCACTTTCTCCCCTTGTTGAACTGGCATGCTGTGACCGGGCACCACCCGTTACACAGCCCCGATGGTCGAGCGGGCCAGCTATCTCTTTCGTATGCTGACTCCAACTTGCGAACACGTGGCAATAATGCCTGCCATGTCTCGGGTAGTGAAGACCTCTCCAGGGGTTTCCAGTCGATTCGCTTGTCTTTAAGCCACACAAAGCCCGTCGTGACTTTGTTGACCTGGGGGTAATGATGAAAAACGTAATTGGCGTACAGGTCCAACTGCTCGGTGGGCTTCCTCTTACCCGTCTTGTAGTCCAGCACTGCGGCCTTGTCGCCATGGACGACCAGCAAGTCCGCGATCCCGCGACTCCACGAAGTCTTCCAGTCCGTAGGTTGAAACGCACGGTCGATGGCGAACTTGACCTCGGTCAACTTCTGGCCGGGCAGCCGGGCCAGCTTGTTGGCCAGTCCTTGCCACTGGGTCATCCCTTCGGGTAGGGGATCACCCTTGTTGATGCAGTCCTCGAACGCGCTGTGGACCTTTGTCCCCCACTCGGTGTGCACCGAAGGCGGCTCCACGACGTCGCGGGCAACCTTCAGGTGGAAGAACTTCTTGGGGCAGCTCTCGAACGAGTCGAGCTGGCTGTAGGTCCATGCGGGCATGTTCATGGGGTTACGCCCCAGAACGACATTCGTCGCTGGGGGCCTGTTGTTGAAGCCTGACTGTAGGGTCAGGCAGGGTAGTTGTCAACGCTTGGGCGGGGGGTACTGGATGGCTTTCGTGAGCTTCTCCCCGAACGCTGTCGAGGGCTTGGCCGCTACCTGCACGATGCGCTTGCGCTTGACCGGGCCGCTGACCTTGGCCTCCTCGATGAGGGCATCGAACTCGCGCTCCTTGCGCGCCCAGAAGTCCTTCAGTCGCTCGTTGCGATCGGCCCACGACACGTTGCCCATCGACTTGAGGAGTGCGTCGCGCTCGCGGTTCCAGGTGTCGTACTGCCGCTGAAGCACCTGGATCTTGGCCTCGGGGCCGAGCTTCTTGCCAAGCACCCGCTCCTCGAACTCGATGATCTTGCGGTCGCGCTGGCGCTTGGCCGCCATGTACTGGCGCTGGTACTCGTTGCGGTCGTCGCGCTTGATCTGCGCTACCTCGATCAGGTTCTCCATGGCCTGGGCGCTCTGCCGGCCTACAACCAGCAGCTCGTTGAGCACCTCGGACTCGTCCTTGAATGGCATGGCCCGCGGCTTGGTGACGGTGGATCGCAGCTTGCGAACGTGCTGATGGAAGTACGACGAGTCCACGAGAAACTGCACAGCCCGCCGCGCTCGTGTTAGGTCGTAGCTTATCATAGGGGGCCTTGTAACGTGTTAGCAGAAGTGCCACCACACTACACCTACTTCCCCCTAGGATCAAGTTACTTCGCCGCACCGTAACAACCTGCCACGTCGCCCTCGCTCCAGGTCACAAGCTCGGGCCACCACGTGGGCGGAGTCCGCATGAGCGCCTGGAGCAGCTCCAGCATGTCCTCGGCGTCGTCTTCCTTGACCACGTAGACCAGCTCGTCGTGCACCATGAGTGCTGGCGACAGGCCAGTGGCCTTGCGAAACGCCAGAGCGTTGTCGGCGATGACGTCGCGGGCCAGCGCTTGCACGAGGTTCTCCACACCCTTGCCGGCGTAGATGCGGGCGCGATGGCGACCTTGGCCGTACCACCATTCGGACTTGCCCGTGACTTGGTCGCGTTCCTTGACCAGGGACGGGTAGTAGATGCGCCGCCCGGAGGGCAGCCGCACCGCGTTCTTCTCGGTCACGCACAGGCCCCACGGGTCAATGGATGACTCGATGCCCTGGAGGATGTTGGGCAGGTGCCCCTGAAAAGCCGCCCAGCCGTCGACGATCTGAAGGTACGACTCGCGCCACTTACTCACGATGGTCGCCGACTGGTCGTCAGTCAGCTCGATGCCCGCCAGGAGCTTGGCGACCTTCTGGAACGTGGGTGCGCCGGCGCCGAACCCCAGGCCCAGGTGCGCGACCTTGCCCACTTGGCGCTGCTCCTTGACGACCTCTTCCACAGCCACGTTGTACAGTGAAGAGGCGAAGTCCTTGTAGAGGTCGGCCTTCTCCGGGTCGGCCTGGAACAGCGCCATGGAGGATGGGACCTTCCACAGGAAGTGGTTGACCCGCAGCTCGATACCGGACAGGTCCGCCACGATGACCTTGTGCCCCTTGGGTGCCAACAGGCTCATGCGCAGCGCGTCGCTCGTCTTGGGCTTGCCCGGCGAGATGCGCGGCAGGTTCTGCATGTTGTACTGCTCGCCGGACCAGCGTCCAGTGGTGTCTGCGCCCACGTACTTGAGCGGCACGGGCAGCTTGCCACCGCACACCTTGGCTGCACGCAGGAACGCTTGCAGGCGCGTCTCCAGCAGCGTGGACTTCACCTCCAGCCGAGCACGCGCAGCAGCGGCCACCAGCGGGTTGCGATGCTCTTGCAGCTTGATGAATGCCTCGTCGGTCTTGGCCAGCGCCGGCACCGTCTTGTCGGGGTTGGTGGGCGAGGTCTTGTACGGCACCTCCACGCCGAGCTTGGTCAGCAGTGCCGCGAACTTCGGCGCCGAGGCTAGCTCTGCACGGATCTGCTCTTCGATGCTCACGCCGTGCTCCAGGGCAACGGCTGTCATGCCCTCGATGTCGAGTTGCTTGGCCAAGTCCAGCAGAGAGCGTTGCTTCTCGGCACGCACGTCGTTGAGTGCGCCCTCCACGAGGTCTACGTCCAGCACGAACTTGGGCTCGACCAGCGTGCGCGTGGTCATGTCGATCTGCACCAGCTCGTTCTTGGGGAAGCCCTTGGCCAGCAGCTTGAAGAGCTTGGCGCACAGCTCGGTGTCGACCTTGTTGTACTTCTCCATTGCGCGGAGCTCATCGGGCGTGAAGTCCTTGAGGTGCTTGCCCTTGGTGTTGGTCGCCTCCAGGTCCAGCTTGGCGCCGACTCCCAGCTCCTTGGACAGCGCCTTGAGCGACACGCCACAGGTCTTGCCGTACTTGCTGCGGGCCATGGCTGCGGTGCACCCCCACATCTTGGGGCGGATGCCGAAGCGCCACGCGAGGATGAGCGCATCGAAGCCGCTCATGTTGTGGCCGATAGCCATCTTGGTCGACCAGTCCAGCGCATCGAGGTGGCGCTTGATCTCGGCCTCGCCGAAGATGACGTCGGTGGGGTAGTCCGCGCACTTGATGGCCACCGAAATGATCTCGGTGTCGGGGTGCATGACGTACTCGGTTGGGGACATCTTCGAGAGCGTGTGGTCGGTCGACCAGTACGACTCGAAGTCCAGGTATACGGGCATCACGTTGTTGGTTCTCCTTGTAAGTGCCGTCTCTCCGTGCTGTCACGCCGATGCACATTCCACTGGCGTTACGTGGTTAGGAGACCCGCCCACCCGCGAATCGCGGGCCCCTGAAGGTGGGCGAGCCGCATGTGCAATACGGAAATGCGACTCAGAGGCCCTCAGTTTTCCAACTTCCTGGCCACGACGAAGGCCGTCCACAGCGCCTTCATCTCTTCGCTGGCCTCGATGGCGAACTTCATGAACTCGATGAGGTTGTGCAGCTCGTGCACGTCCTTCTCGTGGAGCTGGGCGCCACCGACATTGAGGTGTCGATCTGCTTGCGGATATGGTGGTGGGCCGATCGCGGAGCCCCCTGGGATGCTTAGCGCGGAGTTCATTTTCAGGTACTCCCCGTATGCGGTCGAGTCCCGCATCGTCTGGTTCATGAGCTGGTGGTGGTGGTTCAGCATCTCCCGGTACTCGCTGTCGGTAATTCCGCGTTCTCCTCAAGCTCGATCAGCTTGTCCAGGTAGTGCCGGGCCTTGAGCAGATCGACATGACCGCCCTTGTCGCGCCAGCGGCTCACGTACTTGACGATGTTCCCCTCGAAGTACCCGAGGTTGTTGGCTGCGATGTAGTCCCAGGGCTGGATCTCCTTGGACTTGTAGTGGTCACCGCCTATCTGGACGTTGTTGGCTGGCGTAGTCAGGGGTGTGCTTCTTTCGCGGGTCATCAGTGTCCTTTCGTTGGGTGGTGGGTTCGCCTGTCGTCGGGTTGAGCCCGAAGAAGGCCATGAGCTTGCTCAGGCGGGTCTCGATGCGAACGAGTCGCCCGAGGATTTCCTTGTCGGTCATTGTGGGGGCCCCGCAGTGAGTCCTAACAGGCTGGCCATCTGCTTGCGCTTGCGCACGCGCTCCTGCCGTTGAGCGGCGGTGAGCTTGTCGCGCTTGGCGTCCTTGCCCACGCCGAGCTTGTAGACCTTCAGGCTGTCGCGGTCACGTGAGTCCTTCTCCCAGCGCACGATGTGGGCCGCGCCTGCACGGTGAAGCTCGCGTGTGTACTGGAGGACTGTCACGTAGTGCAGGCCGGTCTCCTGCGCCAGTTCCGCACAGTTGAGGTCGCCGTCGAGCAGCAGGCGGATGAGCCGAGCCTGCGTGAACGCGTTGATCTTGATGATCGTGCGGCCCTTGGTGGACGGTGGTGGGGTCATGCTCCGAACCTCGCGTGCACCGTGCCGAACAACAGGCTGACGGCGCCCACGACTACGGCCACCATGACCGCAGCCTTGAGTCCGTCCATGGCCCAGTCGCGTCCGTAGAACTCAGGCTCGTCGTCCTCTACCTCGCACGCCTGCGGGTGGGGGCAGTCTTGCCGGCCTTGGTCGCAAGGGCCGGTGCATCCATGCTTATTCACCATGGGGCTTCTCCGTAGCTGTCGAGGTCGCGTTTTCTTCGCGGGGCTCGGTTGAGGTAGGTGACTCCTTCGTGCTCGTAGAACAGGAAGGGCCAGTCGGGGCGAGGACGGACTCGACAGTGGTGAAGCGATGCAGGTTCGCGCACTCGTAGCGCCTCCTGGTCGCGTTGTTCGTCCGCTTGCGAGTCTCCAGCACCTGGGTCCAGGTTCCGCATGTGGGGCACTTCAAGCTGTGCCTCCTGCGCTTACGCCTTCATCGTCGAAGGGCTTGCCGCCCAGCTCCTTGACCAGGGTGTCGATCTGCTTGCGGATGTGAGTCACCTCTTCGGCCATGCGCTCCACGGCGAGGTGCAGCGCCGCAACAGACGGGGCGTAGGGCTGCGCTTCTTGGGGGGCTTCGGGGGCCGCGGGCTTCTTGGCCAGCCCCATCTCCGTGTCGCGCTTGAGCCGCAGGGCTTTGCACTTGGTGAGTGCTGCCTCGTCGTACAGCCGGTACGTGCGCTTGGCCGTGGTGATGCGGTGGGCGGGGAAGATTTCCTTCTCGTCGAGGAACTCCAGGAGCTTGTCGTGCCCCATCCAGTTGATGACGGTGTGAAGGTCTTTGGCGGTGTACATGTTCATGATGAATGACTGAGTTGTTGAACAAGTGCTAACGATTGTGACTGAGGGCTAACTGGTTAGCAAGTGGCTAGGTCGTATTCTTCTCCTTCAGACGCTCGGCTTCGGGTTGTGTGGTCATTTCAGTTCTCCTTCACAAGCAATGGTTGCGTTGACCGCTTCCTCATCGTCGCCGCATGCCCTCCACAAGGCGTCCTTCAGCACTTGGTTGTTGTGGTGCAACCGGCGCAGTTCGGCTGCGGCTTTCCTGCCGGTGTGGTTGCTGATTCGACCCTGTACAAACTCGTCGTCAAGCGCATCAGCCAACCGCAGGGCGGTAGGTTGTTCAGTCATGTTTTCTCCTCCGCCCGTGCGATGGCGGCGCGTGCGGCGTCTTCTACAGTGCTGGGGGACACGCCACCATACACACCCATACGCAGAGCGAGCTTTGCTACCTCCAGCAGTTCCGCGTTCAGAGCGTGCAGGCGGCGCAGTTCGGCGGCGGCTTGCGCTGCCGTATTCCCGCCCAGATACGCTATTAGCTGATCAGCCAGCCGCAGGGCGTCGGGCCGATTTGCTTTCGCGTCTTTGCGCAACTGCTTCATCCACCAGTTGTGGTTTTCCAACGGCGATATTTCTTCACTCATGGTGGTTCAACTCCTTCAACTTGGCCTCGATGGCGCGGGCGTATGCGTCAAACTGCCGCTCGCAGTCGTACTGCACCATGCCGTCTCGCGGATAAATGAGGTACGCTTCCAGTCCTGCGCGGCGGTACAGGCCGTCAATCTCCTCCTCGCTCAACCCTCGCCACTCGCGGCGGGGCGGGGCGACTATGCGCCAACGCACCGCATGACTAGGCATTTCTGCTACGTTGAGGAACCGTGTTCCGTCTAAGCATTCAGTCTCAAACTCAAGCGAGGTAGCGCCAACAGAATTCCACGCCACCGGCTCCTGCTCCGGCTG